GTCATCTCTACATGGCAGTCACTGATTAAATTGCCAAAGGAATGGTTTGACCAATTCCGTGTTGTGCTTGGTGACGAGGCACATTTATTCCAGGCTAAATCACTTACAAAAATTATGGAAAAGCTCACCGATTGTGACTACCGACACGGGTTTACTGGTACACTCAAATCGTCAGAATCAAAAACACATCGTATGGTATTGGAAGGATGTTTTGGACCGGTGGTCAAATACGTCAGTACAAAAGATCTAATGGATCAAGGTACCGTTGCTGATTTCCAGGTAAAGGCAATTACACTGTCCCACTCAAAGGACGCTCGTAAAGTCTTTAAGGATGCCATAAATAAAGTCGACAAGGTTAAAAAATACCCTGCCGAACGAGAGTTCATAGTCAATCATGAAAAACGAAATCTGTTTATACGGAATCTACTCTGGTCACTAGAAGGACAGAATAATCTTATTCTTTTTGATTTGGTTGAAAAACACGGGAAAATATTAGAACCCTTGTTGTACAAGGACGGTCGTCAATTACATTTTATATACGGTGCAACTTCAGGAGAGGAACGTGAGCGCATTCGGCATTTGGTGGAAAACGATCCAATCAAACAACATGACATCCTTGCATCCTATGGTGTTTTTAGTACTGGGGTGAATCTCAAAAAGCTTGACAATGTAATCTTTGCTTCTGGTTCAAAATCAGAAATAAAAGTACTTCAATCTATTGGTAGAACATTGAGGAAGGGAAATGATGCAGATAAAGCTACTCTTTATGATATTGCTGATGACCTCAGCTCTGGCTCATTTGAAAACTATACTCTCCGTCATTTCAGAAAGAGAATTGAAATTTATTCTTCAGAAGAGTTTCCATTCAAAATTTATACAGTAGACATATAATTGGTTTTTTAAGGTGCATAACCTTATTATACACATTCCTGAGAAAATGTCAACACGTAGAACGAAAAAAGTTGAAAAAAAATTTGTTGACTTTTGTTTGGGTACGTGATACTATATAACAAATCCACCCATAAAAAGAGGAACTCCATTTGCTATGGCAGCTAAACGTAAAAGAAATTATGTAAACAATAAGGATCTATTAGATTCTCTAATTAAGTATAGAGCAGATTGTAAAGAGGCCGAGGATTCCGGTGATCCGACACCTAAGGTACCAGACTATATTGGCAGTTGTATTTTTCAGATTGCAACTCGACTAGCCACTAAGCCAAACTTTTCAGGCTATTCATATAAGGAGGATATGATTTCAGACGGCATTGAAAATTGCCTTCAATACATTCATAACTTTGATCCAGAAAAATCACAAAATCCATTTGCATATTTTACTCAGATTATTTGGTACGCCTTTCTACGTCGTATCCAGAAAGAGAAAAAGCAAATGTATATCCGGTTTAAATCGTCGCAGAATATGATGACAGAAGCACAAATTCATGATTCAAATGATGTACAAATTCATTTGAATGCCACTCCCGACTATATCAATAATTTTATTGAGGATTTCGAGGATAAAATTAAAACGAAAAAGAAGTGAGGTATTATGAAAATACTAATTTTTGGTTTGCCAGGTAGTGGTAAAACCACTCTTGCTAAACCATTTGCTGATTTGATTAGCGGTGTTCATATTAATGCGGATGAGGTTCGTGGTCATTATGATGACTGGGACTTTACCCCTGAAGGCCGAATGCGCCAGGCAATGCGCATGAAATATCTTAGTGATGGAGTGGTAAGAGCAGGCAAGATTGCAGTAACTGACTTTGTATGTCCTACTGAAGCCGCTCGTCTTGAATTTAATCCAGATTTTACTGTATGGATGGATACAATTAAGGAAGGTCGTTTCGAAGATACTAATAAGATGTTTGAACGGCCTCCAAAATGTGATTATCACGTAAGCGATTGGTTTGATGATACACACGTCGAGCTTATGAAAGTCGTTTTAAAATGGATGAAACATAATGGCTGAAACAGTAACTAGAAAACGACACTTAGCCAAAGCGGTTACGTGGCGTATTATAGCAAGCATTACAACAGCACTTATTGCATGGTTTTTTGGCTTACCACCAAAGGCCGTGGGTGCAGTCTTTGTAGCAGACTTAATTATTAAGTTTGTTCTCTATTATGGCCATGAACGATTATGGTATAAGCATATAAGATTCGGAATAAGAAAGGAAGTAAATGATGTTTGATCCACAGAAGCCAACAGTACAGATGTTGGGTAGGTGGCAGCCATGGCATGACGGCCATACTGCTTTGTTTAAAAAATGTGTTGACATTACTGGCCAAGTGTGTATAATGGTAAGAGATGTTGGCGGAATTGTCGGTCAGGATGCTGGTGCAGGTCGGACTGCCAAACAAGATGACAACCCCTTCGATATTGAAGTGGTAAGGAGGAACATTGAAGCCGGATTACAAGAACATGGTTTTAGTCTTGGTGTGGAATATGTTATTCTGGACGTCCCTAATATTGTTGATATTTCCTATGGGCGTGGCGTTGGTTATACTTTTACTGAGCATGACCTTGGTGCTGACATTCATGGAATATCTGCGACAAAAATTAGAGCAGAGATGAGAGAAGAGGGCAAACTTTGAAAATTGCAATAGTAACAGATATGCACATTGGTGTTCGAGGAGACAGTAAAGTCTTTCAGAACCACCAAGAAAAATTCTTCCTTGAGGTATTTTTCCCATATCTGGATGAGCATGGTATTGATACAGTATTTGATCTCGGTGATACATTTGATCGCCGCAAATACATTAATTATGTGAGCCTGCAACGAGGTAAGGAATACTTCTTCGAACAAATGGCTAAACGTGGTATTAAATACCATGCTCTTGTCGGTAACCACACGACATATTATACCAACACAAACGAGGTAAATTCTATGAATTTGCTTCTACGTGAGTATGATAATTTTAAAATTTATGAACACGAGCCCGAGGAATTGCAATTAGGATCTACAAAGTTTCTAATGGTTCCTTGGATTACTCGTGATAATGTAGATAAATGTATGGAAGCAATCCAAGGTAGTGATGCAAATGTTCTGATGGGTCACCTTGAAGTCCAAGGCTTTGAGATGATGAAAGGTACTGTTTGTACCCACGGTTTGGATATGAGTGTGTTCAAGAACTTTGAAGGTGTATATTCTGGTCACTTCCATCATCCATCACAGTATCGTAATATTGAATACCTAGGTGCGCCCTATGAAATGACATGGTCAGATTACCAGGGTAAACGAGGGTTTCATATTTTTGATACTGAAACCCGTGAGGTCACTAAGGTCTTAAATCCTAATCGTATATTCCATAAAATTGACTACGATGATGAAGATATGACCGTTGACGATATTGCAAGTTTAGATGTGTCTATGCTTGAGGATACATATATCAAGGTTATTGTTAAAAACAGAACTAATCCTTACATATATGATCTGTTCATGAGTCGCCTTGCTGATTCTGGTGCCGCAGATGTAAAAGCGGTTGATGATGCTCTTAATCTTGAATCAGCAGGGGTTGACGAAATACTTGACGAAACTAAGGATACTAAGGAAATCCTACATAACTATATCGATTCACTTGATACATCGGTTGACAAAAATAAAATCAAGAAAACGATTGATGATCTTTATATAGAGGCTATGAATATTACATAATGCGAATTACTTTTAAAAGCGTAAAATATAAAAATACATTATCAACAGGAAATTCATTTACCACAATTCAGCTAGACCGGAAACCGACCACCCTAATTAGTGGCTCAAATGGTAGTGGTAAATCAACTTTGCTTGATGCTATTGTTTATGGGCTGTATGGTAAACCTTTTCGTAAGATTAACAAACCACAGCTAGTGAACAGTATCAACAGAAAGGATATGCTTGTAGAGGTAGCCTTTTCAGTCGGTGGGTCCAATTATATGGTTCGCCGTGGTATGAAACCAAACGTCTTTGAAATTTTTAAAGATGGTGGATTGCTGAATCAAGATTCGGCCAAGAGAGATTATCAGTCATACCTTGAACAAAATATCCTGGGGATCAATTATAAATCATTTAACCAGATTGTTGTCCTTGGTAGTGCTACATATGTTCCGTTTATGGAATTACCAGTAGGCCAACGCCGAGAGATTATTGAGGATCTACTTGACATTCAGGTATTCAGTACGATGAACCTATTGGTCAAAGACAAGATTAATGATAATAAAACTAGTATATCTGATAACAGTTATAAAATTGATCTGGTCGAATCCAAAATTGAATCTGCTCAGGAACACAGTGATCAAATCCGTGATCTAAAGGAAGCAGAGGTTGCTAAAATTAAGGAGAAGATGGGTGAACACATATCGAACATTGAGACGGAGAAAGAACACATCGAAGGTATCGAAGGTGAGATCACCGCGCTCATTGAAACCATCCAAGATAAGGCGAGCATCAAGTCAAAAGCCGAGAAGGCCAAGACGTTAAAGCGTGATCTTGAAACTAATATAAAAACAAATCAAAAGGAATTGTCCTTCTATCATGACCATGATAATTGCCCTACCTGTAAACAAGGTATTGAACACACGTTCAAGGAAAATGTTGTCGCCGAAAAGGGAAAAAAGGTAACTGAACTCGAAGCAGGTGTTAAGGAATTATCGGAAAGGATAACCGAATATGAAAATCGGATTGAGGAAATCTCAAAGGTAGAGGATAATATTCAGGATAAAAATCTTGCCATTGGTGAATGTAGAGCACACATTCGTATTGCAAAAAATGCTTTAAAAGAATATAAATCAGAATTGGATCAGGCTGAACGTGAGGTAGAAGAGGTTGATACATCTAAACTCGAGGCGTTTGAAAATGAGTTGAAAGATTATCAGGAAGCCAGAGCAGATTTACTTGATGAACGAAATACCCTTAACGTTGTGTCGACAATTCTTAAGGATGGTGGAATTAAGGCTAAAATTAT